GGACGGCTAGGCAGCACTGGATACTCACGCCCCGCGAACACCGCGCAATCCTTTGTCTGTACATTTGCCAGCTCGGGGACAGGCGTGTATGCCAACAATGCAAGCGTCACGCTTGATTTAAGTTCTAGTGCGTCTGCCGCAGACGACAACACGCCGAGCAATGTCGGTTTTACGACAGACAACAATCTTCTAATCGGTGCTAGTCGCGCTAGCGGAAGCTTGAGTTATTCAATGTCAATGACAGTACATCAGATACTTGTTTACAACCGCGTGCTGTCGGCAGACGAGCGCACGAGCCTGTGGAATTATCTATCGGCTAAGTGGGGTATCTCGTGAAATCCCTCCTCCTAGACCTCATCGTCACCAGCGGCGTGACCGCCGTGCTGGTCTGGCACTGGTCGTCGCTGCTGCCGCGCGTGATGGCAGCCGTGCAGCCGGTCGCCGCCGCCGTGTGGCAGAGACGGCGGGAGATTGATGAGCTTCAGGAGAGAGGGGTGGAGGTGAGATGAGCGCAACATACACGCAGCTGCCGGGCACGCTCGACATCGTGACCAGTCACGTCGATGGCCTGACCATCACCGGCTCGCTGGGGTTTTCTACTACCAACGACACCCTCACGGCCGTGGTCTACGAAGACACGCCCACCGGCTACGCAGCTGCGATTGCTGCCAACGCAACGCCGGCGGCGACCTGGTCGATCACGCACGTCAACCGTTCGGTTGGCGCCGTTTCGCTCTCGCTGTCGGCCAATACAATCAAGGCGCTGTCGCTTGCCAAGACTTATCGATGGTTCATTCGCTCTGTCAACCTTGATCGTGCGGTTACCTCGGGCACGTTTACGCTGAGGGCTCCGTGAGCGACATTCAGGTCAGCGTCACGGGGCCGGCTGCTTTCGCCGTCAGCGTGACGGGGGCGACTGGAATCGCGCCCGCGATCACGAACGGCCAGACGTTCACCGTGCAGTTGGCCGGTGTTGGCCCGACCGGACCCCAGGGCAGCATCGGCCCGACTGGCGCGACTGGGTCTACCGGCACTGTCGGCTCGACTGGGCCGACTGGCGCCGCGTCGACTGTAGCAGGACCGGTTGGGCCTACCGGCTCAACCGGTCAATCGATCGTCGGGCCGACGGGCGCTGCCGGGGATCGCGGGCAAACCGGGCCGACCGGCGGCCTCGGGCCGACCGGGGCGTCGATGACAGGCCCGACAGGGCCTCGGGGCGCCGACGGCGCAACGGGTGTCACGGGGCCGATCGGCCCGGCGTCAACCGTAACCGGGCCTGCCGGTGCTGCATCGAGCGTCACTGGGCCAACAGGACCCGCCGGTGCCGTCGGGGCAACGTCGACCGGACCGACAGGAGCTCGAGGTCCCGATGGTGCGACCGGCCCAACGGGAGCGGTCGGGGCTGCATCGACGACCACGGGACCGACCGGCGCCGCATCCACGGTGGCCGGCCCCACTGGCTCCACAGGCCCTGTCGGTGCCGCATCGACCGTTGCCGGCCCCACCGGCTCGACCGGGCCTGCAGGCGCTGCATCATCAGTAACAGGGCCGACGGGACCGACCGGCGCCGCGTCCACGGTGACGGGTCCCACCGGCTCCACAGGCCCTGGCGGCGCCGCGTCCACGGTTACCGGACCGACTGGCTCCACAGGGCCGGTTGGCGCAGCATCCACGGTTACTGGGCCGACGGGTCCGAGCGGCCCTGTCGGTGCCGCGTCTACCGTCACCGGCCCTACCGGCTCCACAGGACCCGGCGGCGCGGCATCAACGGTGACAGGGCCGACGGGGGCGGCCGGCGCCAGCGGCAGCACTGGGGCCACCGGGGCCAGCGGGGCCACGGGGGCCACCGGGGCCGTGCGGCTGACGTTGATGTGGGCAAACCTGCAGTGACTCTATTTGGCGATTGAGCGAGTCGTGGGAGAACAAAGCCATGCCGTTTTTTTCCCTGCCATCGACACTGACTGGGAATGCCACGCAGCTGCAGGGGCGTGCCGTGTCGGCGACGGCACCGGCAGCCAACCAGGTGCTCGCGTGGAGCGGATCGGCGTGGCTGCCGGCCACCGGTGTCACCGGGCCGACCGGCGCCGACGGCTCGCAGTTTTACGGTGGCCCCGGCGCGCCGTCCGCAGGGTTTGGCAGCAGCCGCGACTTCTGGCTCGACACAACCAACGGCCGTCTCTACGGGCCGAAATCGAACGGCTCATGGGGCTCGCCGCTGCAGCTGCAGTCCGGCGCTCAGGGGCCGTCTGGGGTGACGGGCGCGACCGGGCCGGCAGGACAGAGTTTCACCGGCCCCACCGGCGCGGCCGGCACCACGGGCGCGACAGGGGCGGATGCGGCCACGCTGTTGGCGGTCGGAGGACTGCCGAACAGCAACATTGGCAGAAACGGCGATTTCGCGATCGACGTGTACGGTCGCCAGCTTGTCGGCCCGAAGGCTAACGGTCAGTGGCCGGCCGCGATCTCGCTCGCCGGCCCGACGGGGCCAACAGGGCCGACGGGCTCGCTGACGATCAACGACGTGATCACTGCGGTCGGCAACAACGCCACGCTCAGGGCAGCGATCAAGTCTGCAGCATCGTGAGGACACATGATCGAGCATCTTCACCAGCTGGCGGTGCACGCGTATTACTGCGGCGAGCTTGATGTCGGTCGCCGCGCGTGCGAGCGCTTGCTGGAGAGCAATCTGCCAGCGGAACGCGAACGCGTTGTTCGACGCAATCGCACCTGGTACACGCAGACGCTGACTGCATGGATCGCCGTGCAGATGCGGCAGTTTGAGGTCGGACCGTCCCGGCCGGGATGGTCGACATTCAATCCAACGATCATCGATCGCGACGACGGCTACCTGGCCATCGTCCGGTCGAGCAACTACCGCATCGTCGACGGCCGCTACGTAATGCCCGACGAAGACCGTGGCGAGATTCTCACGGACAACATTCTTGTCGCTCTGAGCCAGGACCTGACGGTTCAGAGCAGACGCACGCTTTCCGATCCGCAATACAAACGGTCGAACTATCCGGTGCACGGATTCGAGGATTGTCGTCTGAGCGTGATGGATGATGAGCTCGTTGTCAGCGCCACCTGCCGAGACTGGTGCGGAAAAGACGGGGCCTGTCGAATCGCGACGTCACGGCTATCGGTCGAGCTCGCCAAGACGCTCGACACCGAGATGCTCCAAGAGCCGATTCCGGGCCGCCACGAGAAAAACTGGATGCCGATCGCGGGCACGTCGACGTGGCTTTACTCTTGCTGGGAAAACGGTCGCGTGGCCACCGTCCACAAAGATCGATGGCACTGGCAGATTGAGCAACAGGGAGAGTCGCCGACGATCGCCCGGGGCTGGCGTGGCGGATCGCAACTCATCGACATCGGCGACGGCCGTTGGCTCGCCCTGGTGCACGAGGTCGCAGAGGACGACGGGCGTCGAATCTACGAACACCGGTTCGTACTGTTCGCCGGCAGTCCGCTGGAAGTCGTTGGTTGGTCGCCCGCTTTCGCGTTTCGCGAATCGCGAACGATTGAATTTGCCGCGGGCCTCGCCCGGCGTGGCGATCAGCTGGTGGCCACATTTGGCGTGCGTGATGAGGAAGCGTGGCTCGCAGAAATGAGCCTGAGCGAGGTGCTGTCTTGGATTGGAGGACACAATGGGCGATGAGCTCGAGACGATGCTGACCGATCGGCTGCGAATCCACTGGATGCCGGGCGACTGGTTTCCGTGCTCTCCGGAGGCCGTCGCGCACTACGCGGCCAAGGCCCGGGTGTGCCGCGAGTACCAGCCGGCCCGCGTGATCGAGATCGGCACGCGCTGCGGCTACTCGCTCGCCGCGTTTCACGCCGTCGTGCCGGCCGCAAGGTTTTTCTGCATCGACGGTGCCGTCGACCAGGACAGCCCGGCGTGCTTGGATCATTGGCACAAGGTCGTCGAGCAGCTGGGCATCGACGCCGAACTCGTGGTGACCAACAGCCACGACCTTCGTGCGGTGCCGCCGGCCGACTTTGCCCACGTCGACGGGGATCACTCCTACGAGGGCGCCCTAGCCGATCTGCGGCTTGTCGCCGACGTGCCCGTGATCCTCGCCGACGACTGCGACAATGACGACGTGCGGAGGGCGGTCGAGCAGTTCTGTGTCGAGTCCGGCAGGACGGCAACCTACTACGCCGACGGTTTGCGGACCGCGGCCGTCATCGTCGAGGAATAGATGATCGTCGGCATTTACGCGCTCGCCAAAAACGAAGCTGCCAACGTCGTCGCGTGGGAAGCGTCGTCGGCAGACGCAGACGTTCGCGTCGTCACGGACACAGGTTCCACCGACGACACGGTGCAAATGCTCGAGTCGCGTGGCGTGACGGTCGCCCGCGGAAACGTGATCCCGTGGCGATGGGACGACGCCCACAATCTCTCGATGCAACACCTGCCACCGCACGTCGAAGTCGCGATCAGGCTCGACATGGACGAGGTGCTTGAGCCCGGCTGGCGGGAGACGCTTGAGAAAGCGTGGCAGCCAGAAACCACGAAACTGCGTTACTGGTACCAATGGTCGGAGGCGCTGCGATTCAAGAGCGATCGCATCCATACTCGGGCGGGATACCGCTGGACCGGCGCAACGCATGAGGGGCTCGTGCGCTGGTCCGGCGACGAGGTGCAGACGCACACTGAACACACGCTGATTCGACACCACCGGCAGCCGGGAAAACAGCACAAGACCGACCTGGCTCTCCTGCGGCAGGCAGTCGCGGAAAACCCGCACGACGCTCGCATGGCGTGGTATCTCGCCCGCGAGCTCGACTATCACGACGAGCCTGGGATCGTCGAAGCGTTCAAGGAATATTTGCGGATGCCAGGGGGGGCGGCCTGCGAGCGGGCCTACGCGTACCGCGTGCTGGCACGCCGGCAGCCGGAGCGGGCCGGCAACTGGCTCCTCCGGGCGATTGAGGAGTCGCCGCACGAGCCGGAGGGCTACCTGGCCCTCGGGCAGGGATGCTGGGACGCCGGCGACGCCGTAGGCGTGCTGCACTGGGCTCGGCGAGCGGAGATGGCTCCTGCCGACCGCCAATCGCATACAAGCGACCCGGTCGCGTATGGGTACCGAGCGTCGGAGATGGCCGCCGCTGCGGCGTATGACCTCGGGTTGAAGGACGAGGCCCTGGAGCACGCTCGCGAAGCATTTCGGCGTGATGCCACGCAGAGGAATGCCGCGTTGGTTGCTCGGCTTGAGCTTGAGTTGACCACGTTCATCCCCGGGCCGAAGGAGCGATGACATGCCGACAACCATTCCGCACATTTCGCGAAACGTGGCCACGCAGCTGGCGCAAGCGCTGTCTGCGTACACCTGGCAAACGGTGCCCGGCGGCACGATCGCTGCCATCATGCAGCGCAAGCCGGACTACGGGCTCGAGGATCTCGGATACCTGCGGGTGTCGGTCGTGCCCGGCGCATACACGATGAAGACCGAGACGAGGGGCCTGGAGGTCGCAGACGTCACCTCGGGGATCGTGGTTGCCCAGCACGTCGGCAGCGAGTCGGAGATCGAGGTCCTCGAGGATCTGTGCCAGGAAATCATCGATGCCATCCGGTCGAATTACATCCGGCCCGCGGGGCTGCCGGAAAACACCGATTGGACCGAGGTGGGCATTCCTTTGCCCTACGATCCGGAACTGCTTGAGGCGCGGAACGTATTCATGGCTCAGGTGAGCGTCGAGTGGGCGGTGCCGGTTGACAAGTGGCCGCCGCAGGGCGCCACGGGAGCGACCGGCGCATGAGCATTTTTATGCCGGCCGGGAGCAATCCGCTGGGCGCTGGGCTGAACGTGCCATCGATACCGGTGCGCATCAACGTCGACTTTTTCTTCGACCGTGGGAGCGTGCAGAAAGCGCTTGATAGAGCTATCTATCGCAGCCTGTATTCGGCCGGATCTGTGGTCATGCAGATTTCGCGTCGTTCGATCAAGAAGATGGGTTTGGCGAAGCCCCAGCTGAAGGTCATGCGAGTGAATTCGGGCGCGACGCTGCGACAGCTGCTCGCTCGATCAGACATCAACGAACGCACAAAACGGAAAATCAGGGAACGGATTTATGAAATCCAAGATCGAGAACCAAGCCAGCCGGGCACGCCGCCCCACACTCATTTCGGCACGCTGAGACGGTCAATCACCTACCAATACGATCCAGCGACTGAGTCTGTTGTCGTCGGCGCGTTCATGGACGGCGCCCCATACATCGCAGCGCTCCACGAGCACGGCGGAACGCAGCAGATGCAGGCATGGGCTTGGATTCCGCGATACGATCGCGGCTACAAGGGCATCATCAGCTGGTACCGCGTTGGCAAGGGACCAAAAAACAAAAACAACTGGGCGCTCACGTCGTTCCGCAAAACATTCCCCTATCCGCAGCGCGCATTTATGTTCCCCGCGATGCTCGAGGGGATCGCCCGCGGACGGATCGCGAAGGAGTTCGAGGGACGGTTCCGGTCCGGCTAGTGGCCGCATGTTCAGGTATACTGACGGTAGGCATCGTCCTCATCGGAGATGATTCATGGCCACGATTCTGCTGGGCAAAAACACCACGATCACCGGTCTGACCGGCGTGCAGGACGTCTCGATGACCATCGAGACCGAAAAGGTCGATGCCACGACCAGGGGCGCGACCGGCGTCTACAAACGAACGATCGCCGGCCTGCAGTCGCGCATGCTCGAGGCAACGGTGCTCGGCGACAGCGTGCAGACCTACGGCAAGGAAGTGGCAGTCAACGTCACGGCGACCGGCACGACCGGATTTTCGATCACCGGCGTGATCACGTCGGCCAAGCGCACGCAGCCGATCGGCGGCGCGGAAGCCGTTTCGATCACGATCAAGCCTGGCATCGCGCTCGATGTTTCGGATCAGGTCAACGTCTAACAACCTCGCGGGGGATGCATGGCTCGCTACAAGTTGGGGAAGAACGCCCTGGTGACTGCGCCGGGCGTGGTGTTGGCCGACGTTGTCGACGTCGACCTGAACGCCAGTGGCGACGAGGTCGACATCACTGTTTTCGGTGACACCGAAAAGCAGATCGGCTGCGGCCTGCTCGATGTGACGGTCGAGATCACGGCCACCAACCATTCGGCGAGTGTCGGTCAGACGGGAAGCGTCATCGTCGGCGGCATGACCGGCGTCGGCTGCGTTGTGCTCGACGTGAAAAACAAGGTGACTCCCAAGGGTCGTCACGAGTACACCATCACCTACGCACCGGCTCCGAGCGCCTCCTGAGCGAGGTGACGCGTGCCACGTGTGCGGCTGGCCAGAACGCAGTCGATCAGCGTAAACGGCGTTGCGCTGCTCGGGACGCGAGATTTCGACATCAACGTCGATTTAGACACCGCCGATGTCACGCCGTGGGATTCGTCCGTTCGCGGCGAGCTCACGCTGACCGAGATGACCGTGCTGACGCTCGAGGTCTACCACTCGGAAGACCTGGCGGTGTTTTTGAATCATTGGAATGCGTTCCCGCCCAACCCGATCAGCATCACCATCGGCGATTCGTCGTCGTCAACGTCGGCGTCGTTTTGCGTCTACGGGATCAAGTGGAATTTCCCGCTTACCGGCGTGCTGTCCTATGAAGTCGTCCTGAAACTCTGGCCTTACGCCAATGCCCAAAATTAAGACTCTCGACGGCAAAACCTGGGTGATCGAGGTCACCTATCTGACGGTCAAGCGCGTACGCGATCTCTGCGGCGTCAACGTGCTCGACATCTGCAACCTCGACAAAGAGTCGTTGTCGGGCTGGGTGGCCGACGACCTCAAGGTGCTCGAGGTGATCTGTGCGGTCGTGCGGCCGCAGCTGGCTGCGATTGATATGTCGGACGACGACTTCTTCGCCGTCTGCGACGGGGCGGTGCTAAGGGAAGCCGTCGAGCGGCTTGTCGATCAGGTATCCGATTTTTTCCAAGAGCCCCGACGGGGGCTGGTCAAGAGAGTGATCGCGAAGCTGCGGGAGACGGAGACGAAGATGGAGCAAGCCGCCAGGACGGCGGTCGAGAAAGCGCTGGAATCGTGCGACTTCGAGGAAACCCTGAGGACGCTTGGGAACTCGGATTCCACCTCGCAGGAATCGTCGGAGTCGAGCCCTGGAGTTTCACCCTTCGCGAGCTCGTCTGGCTCGCCGACGGCCGTCAGCACGAAAACTGGACGCACACGGCGACGTTGATGTCGCTGTGGGCGCAGATCCATCACAACGACGAAAGCGGCGAGCCGGCGCCATCGATGTACCACTTCCATCCGTTCTACAAGGTTCCTAAACCGCGGCCGATGGAGGCCACGCCAGACATTCTCATGGCGTTTGGATTCCGCCCCATAGAGCAGCCGGAGGTGAGCGATGGCGGCTAGCTCAGGGGCGATTCGGGCGGGCTCGGCGTATGTCGAGATTTTTGCCCGCGATGGGCAGTTCCAGCAGGGAATGAGCCGTATTCGAGCCAGGCTGATGACGCTGGGCACGCAGCTGCGTCAGGCCGGTACAGCCATGACGCTCGGAGGGGCTGCGCTCGGTGTGCCGTTTGTAATGGCCGCCAGGACCGCGGCAGCGTTTTCGCTCGAGATGGCGCGGGTGCAAGCGAATACCGGCGCGACCGATCAGCAGTTCGCCAGGTTGAATGAATCAGCAAAACGATTTGCCGTCCAGTTTGGCCGCGCTCCTGAGGAAGTTGCCGGCGCAATGAGCGATCTCGCGAAGGCCGGTCTGGACGCAGAGGGCGTGATGAAATCAATCTCGCCAATCCTCGCGGTGGCTGCCGCCGACAACATGGATCTCGCCAGGGCGGTCGAGGTCGCAGTCAGCACGATGGCGCAGTTCGGCATGACGACCAACGACTTCGGAACGATCGCCGACAAGCTGCAGGCCACCGCCAACGCGTCGACGACCAGCGTCGATTCGATCGGCGAAGCTCTTTCGTTCGTCGGGCCGAAAGCTCAAGAAGCCGGTCAATCGTTTGACGATGTTTCGGCCGCAATTGCCACGCTCGCTGATGCGGGTCTTCGTGGATCTCTCGGCGGCACCGGGTTGGCGCGAGTGATTGAGTCGATCGCCAACGAGGAAGGCAAGCTGGCGGCGCTCGGTGTCAGTACGCGCGATGCAGCCGGATCGATGCGACCGTTCATCGATGTGCTCCAGGACTTGGGCAAACAAACGGCCAACATGAGCAACGTCGACAAGATTCGGTTGTTCACCGACATCTTTGAGATTCGCGGCGCCAACGCGGCACTTTCGTTGTCGACCATGCGTGACAAATTCGACGAGGTGCTGAATACCATCCAAAACTCCGGCGGCACTGCGATCGGCAAAGCGACGTCCGTGATGAGCTCATTCGGCGGTGCGGTTGCCCAACTGGGCGCGCAATTCGGCGTTCTCAAAATTCAGCTGATTGATTCGATGGGGCCAATCGCCACGCAGGCCGTTCAAGCGTTCACAAACCTACTCAAGGTTCTCGGCGAATTCATCAGCAGGAACGGCACGCTCGTGGCCGTGGTGGCCGGCGGGACGGCCGCCCTGTTCGGCCTGGGCGTGGCGGCGATCGCCGCTGGAATCGCAATTCAAGGGCTGGCAACAGGGATTCGCGTTGTCCAATCCATCCTGCCCCTGATCCCTGCCCTGTTCGCGCCAATCGGGCTGGCCGTTGCCGGCGTCGGGGCGGCGATCGCTGGCGGCGTTGTCATCGCTCGCACGCTGTCGCCGGCGTTTCGCGAAGAAACGGACGCGATCATGGCGGCGCTCATGCGGCTCGACTTTGGTGCCGCGTGGCAGGTGATGAACACCAATCTCGCCATCGCCCTGGTGCAGATGCATCAGAAGTTCGCGCAAGGGTTCGACTTTGTGTTGAACACGGTGTCCGCCGCGTCGCAGTTTATTGGCGACATGCTGATCGAGGGCATCGATCGGTTCATGGGTGTCTTCGGCGAAGACATCCTTACGCTGCAGTCCGGGTTTGAGAAGCTCGGGTTGTATTTCCGCGCGGCGTTCGACTGGGATTTCGCGATTAACGGTTTGTCGCGAGCGTTGAAACGAGTTGATGATGAGGTCGAAAAAGCTCGGCAGCGCACTCCCGACCAAGACGCCAGAGCGGCAGAACGGAAGAAACAAAGAGAGCAAAACGCGGCCGAGCGGCAGGCCGCTGTCGATGCCCGCGACAAGGGGTTCGCCGACACGATCCGGGCGTTGAGGGAGGATGACGAGCGGGCCAAAAAGCGTGCACGCGGCGAGGGGCAGACAAAACCGGCCGAAGAGCCGACAAGACGCGGCCAGCCGATCAAGCCGAAGCTGCCCGCGGCACCGCCCGGGGCGTTCATGCCGCAGGACGAGACGAAGGCAGAGAAAGACAAGGGAATCAGTTCCGCCGGAAACTGGAGCGGCGTCGGGCTGGATATCGGGCCGGAGCTTGGAAAACTTTCCGATCCTGCCGAGCGGACGGCGGCCGCAACGGAAGCTACTGCGGAAGCTACGAAGCGACTGGCGGAGCGCGGAAAGGACGTCAGCAAGGAAGTGGATGGCAAACGGTCGAAGCTGACCGACCGACAGTCTGCACTGCAGTCGGAAATAGCTGATCTGAACTTTAAAAGCGGCAAACAAGCCCAAGAGCAATTGCAGAGCAAAGTTGCGGAACTGACTCAAGTGCAGTCTGACCTGGCCGCGTTCGACGCGTTTAAGCAAACCAGCATAACCGCTCAAAACGTTGCCGGTGGAGAACTGTTGCAGCCGCAACCGCCAGCACAACCTTTGGCGCCGCAACCGGGTGAACAACCACAGCCCGGCGAGTTTCAAGCCGCACTGGACGCCGTGGCCTTGGCGGCCGCCGATCCAAACGTCACCGCAGAGCAGCTGCTCGCGATGAGTGCCTCCGGCAAATTCGGGCCGACGCCGCAGCTGGCCGCCCCCCCAGCCATTGCAATCGACACCGTGGCACCTCGAGCTCCCGAGGTGCAAGCAGTTGCCGCCCAGGGCACGCAGACGGCGATGGCCAACTCTGGAACCGGAATTGATTTCCGGAAGATCGGCAGCGACATCGTGGAGGCCGTCAGAGAGGGCACAAACGTGTCGCGATCCATTCTCGGCGTTCTGACCGGGATCGCGGCGAAACCCAGAACCGAAGCGGTGTTTCAATGACCATCGTCGTCTACGAGATGCGTGACTCTGAGAGCGGCAGCGTCGAGAACGAGAACCTCGAAGCCGGAGAGGTGTGGAACGTCACCAAGAAATACCTGATCGGCCAATGCCCAGACGGCATGGCCCAGGTCAAGGATGAGATCGGCGAATACCTGCCGCGTTACTGGCAGTCGGCGGCCGGGTATTGGCGGCGAAAGAGCATGTCGATCAAGAGCATCGGCAAGCAGTGTTTCGAGGTTACCGGCGAATACACGACGCTCATTCCGAATCTCGGCGGTGACGGTCAGCAGCAGCAGCCGGAGGACACCCGGCAGTTCGTGCCGGGGTCAATCGCGTGGGACACAACCGGCGCAACGGAACACATCAGCAACGCTCTTGCCGAGCGAATCATTGGTGGAGACGGCTCCGATGATTTCGGCGGTGCCATCAATGTTCAAGGCACAAATGTTGCCGGCATCGACAAAGTCGTTCCGGCAATGAAGTATTCCGAGACTTGGATCATGCCGTCGAGTGTCGGCGTCTCATACGATTTTGTTCAAGCTGTTTACACCGCGACTGGAACCGTCAACCAGAACACGTTTCGCGCGTTTTCTCCTGGCGAGGCGCTTTTCCTCGGTGCTCGAGCTCAGTGGAGCGGCGACCAACCCTACGTGACGGTGACGTTTGATTTCGAAGCTCGCCCAAACGACGACGCGTACTACGTGAAAGCGTTGCCGACCGCACGCAAGGAAGGGTGGGAGTACCCGTGGGTGGTTTACCGCACCGTGGACGATGGCCACGGCTTGTTGATTCAACGGCCGTCGGTGTTAATCATCAATCAAATTTACAGAAAAGCCGACTGGACTCCTCTCCGCATAGTTGCAACGAGTCCCGGCGCAACGCGTTCCGGCTCGCTGGCCGCGGCTGCTGAGACAGCTCAACAGGTCAACGCATTTTTCAATCGTGGAACCTAAATGGACCCACGTCAGCACGTAAACCCCGGCGATCCGATCCGTTTGGCCGCGACTCAGGTCAACGGTCTCAATCGGCTGCTGGCAACTGACACGAGTCTGCACGCGTCATCCGGCGGCGAACAGCGAACGCCGTATACGTGGGTTTATGCAAAACCATCGACCAACGTTACGCGTTGGAGCGTGCTGGCGATTACCGGAATCGCAATTGAGCCAACGTCGTCGGCCGACAGAGCGACCGCACAGTTTGAATCGATTCCGGTCGTGACCGTCGATACGTCGTCTGAGTCAACGACTGCGTGTGGAGTTGCCGTGGAGCCAATCTCAAGCGGCAAAGTAGGAAGGATCGCTGTCGGTGGTGTGGTGCAGTGCAAAACTGCTGATCTCGGAAAAACATTCGCCTCAACGATTATTTGGAAGGGTTCTGAATGGTCGCTCATACGATTGAATAGCGGGATTGTTCGCGCACACTTTTCCGGCACATGGGAAAAAGATTCTTCAAAATCGGTGACTGCGGAACTTCTTACGGGAACTACGTACACCGCTCACAACTACATCGCGACCATATCGTCGCAGACCGATTGTAAATGCTTCATTATGCACGATGGAAGCGAGTGGGTTCTGGTTTCGTGGGATTTGCACAAACTCCCAAGCTATAACGCCGCCAAGCAGCAAGTGCTCACGCATTCCGCAGATGGCGGCCTTGCGTGGGTCTCAACAACAAACTGCTCATGACAGACATCGCAGTCAACAACAACGGAATCATTATCAAGGACGGCAGGATTGCCGAGTTGTGCAGCTGCTGCAATGGTTTGTGTTCCAATAACAGAGAAAAAGCAACGATAACACTTTTCGGCATGTCGTCATCATGCGTTGCCGATAATCTGGCGAACCGCGAGATTGAAGACGACGAGTGTTCGTATACGCTGTTCCGAATCCGCAGCTATGATCCGAATCTGTGCAAGTATGCGACCGTGTGGCATAGCAGCAGAAACGAGTCGGTGAATTTTCTCGAGAGGTACGCAAATTCGATCGTTCTTGATCTGAACGCCAACACACTGCTTCTTGCAATGGATTCTGCGTACGCAGTTTTCACTCCACCGGACGGCAAGAAGTTTCGCGACTTGTTTCCCTTCGATGAAACACTTGTCTGCACAAGCGTCTCAAAAACTTATTCTCAGACATGTGGCGTTGCCGGATGGCAGAATCTCCGAGTCGTGATCGACGACTCGACGGCAACGTATGTTCCCTTTGTCTGTCCACAAGACGCCAATCTGGTTGCCGGTGGACAGACGTGTTCGTGCGACACTGCTACGGACACAACCAAGCCGGCAGCCAGCACTCAAACTCAAACAGCTACATCTATTACATACACCGGCACCATACGGTATCCGGTGTTTTCCTGCACTCCGTGCGACTCACTCAATTACGTTGACGAAACAACAACCACTGTCACGCCATTGCCGTGCTATGACGGCAATTGTGTGCAGAGCGTATCAACCACAGTCGCATGGCCTGAACTTATCGCCCACATATCAATCGATGGGCCAAATGTAGACGGATACTCATACTCGTTTTTGTCTGGAACATATGCGCTCAAATACAGCAACAATGCCAGAATAGGAACGCCGTTTATAAATGGCTTGTTTTTCGGTCCATCCAAACTGTTTACGTCAGACCCGTTCTCTGGGCTTCCATTTGTAAATGGCTATGGCGTACCCAACGAAATCGATCGTTTTGAATGGGCGGATCGAAACATTCGCACGCAACAAGGATGGATACTAGACTATCGAACTGAGTGGCCGGGCGATGAGACGCAGTATCCTGTTGGCATGCAGCTTGTAGTTTCTCCAGTCAAAACTGTTACGACAATTGACAGAAACAGCAAGTCAGTAACAACGACGAAGTGTCCGCACGGTCAATTTGCATATCAAGTAAAATTTGCCTTATTTTCTCACGCATACTATGGAGTAAAGTCCAATCTTAGGTACTGGCAATGGGATTTGTCGTGCTACGCAAATGTGGATTGCGCGGCGCGAGCATGTGGAGCACCGCCATCAATTTCATTGAATTCTGTTGAAACTGTTTTTGTCCCTTTTTCACATAATCAACTTTTGCAGATTGGCAAACTCGGTCAGGTTACCGTGGGCATTTCCTCATAGCGCATGCAATCAGTCGCATACTGTCGTTACGAAGATGGTCAGTGCGTCGTCTGCGGGCATAAGACGGCCATCGTCGGTCTAATCCGCGAGTGCGGTTACGTGCCGATGCCAGAAATGACGCGTACAGACGCTCCATCTTTCTTGACCAAGGTCAAGAACGTCGCCCGTGCAGCCGTCTCGCACGTCGCCGCCGGAATGCCGATGGCGAGCGACGAGGAAATCATCCGTCGCCACGACATTTGCTTGACGTGCGAGCACTTGCGAGACGATTCCTGCAACCTGTGCGGATGTCCAGTCAGCCGCGTGGCTGGGTACGTTTCAAAGCTCAGTTGGGCGGATCAGAAATGCCCTGACGGGCGTTGGTGACTTTTCTGACTGCTATTGCACCGCATTCCCGATCTGGCAGTCTGCAGTTACTCCCTCCCCGGAGACATCATGCCAAACGACGAAATCACGCGGATGGCCAGACAGATCGTCTCTGAGTATCCAGACCATCCGGCCAGGTCGCTTGCGCGCAAGCTCGTCGAGGCCACCAATAACGCGATCACGCTTGAGTCTGCTCGAGGTCGAATCCGCGATCAATTCGGCCAGCGCGGCAAACGCAGCCGATCGGAGACGGCAAACAAGACATTTTCGCGGCCGGCGCGGCAGCCCGGCGACGGCGTGCCGATGCCGAAAAGCCGTGCGGCGGAATGGGTGCCATACGATCCCGGCGTGCCCGGCGTCTGGGGCGTGCTCTCCGACATCCACGTGCCCTATCACTCGGAGTTGGCGCTGCGGGCCGCCGTCGAGCACCTCAAGTCGACGCAGATAGTCGGGTTGTTGCTCAACGGCGACATCGCGGATTTCTATTCGATTTCGCGGTATGTCAAGAACCCCGCCAACCGCGACTTCGGCGGCGAACTCGACCAGGTGCGGCAGCTGCTGGCGTGGCTGCGGCAGGAGTTCCCGGGAATCAAGATAGTCTACAAGCAGGGCAACCACGAGGAGCGTTATCAGCACTGGCTGTGGCAGCATGCGGCCGAGCTCTCGTTGCAGCCGGAGATGAGTCTGGCCGCGTGGACGCATTGCAACACCCTGAACATCGACATGGTTGGCGACCAGCTGCCGGTCATGCTCGGCAAACTCCCGGTGCTGCACGGACACGAAAAGGGCAAGGGCATCAGCGCGCCGGTGAACCAGGCCCGCGGTGCGTTCCTGCGTCTGCACCATACCGTGCTCGAGGGGCACGGGCATCGCACCTCGGGGCACTGCGAGCCAGACATGTGGGGCAACGAGGTGTTCTGCTGGTCGACCGGCTGTCTCGCCGACCTGCGTCCGGAGTATGCGCGGCTCAACAAATACAACTGGGGGTTCGCCACGGTCGACGTGCGATCCGACGGTGAGTTTGACGTCCAGAACATGCGAATCACCAAAGACGGCGTGGTGCGGACGTCGTGACACTTACCGACGAATACATCGCGGAAGCCCGTGCCAGGGCATATCGATTTCAGGGGCAATGGACCGGCACCAGCGGGGCGCTGGCCGCAGACGTCGCCCGAATGATTCAGGAAAGGAAAACCCTTGTGAGCACGATCGAAGAGTTGGAGAAGAAGAACGCTGAGATGCGTGCCGCAATTTCGGCGAAGCGCTGCGATCCGCCCCCGGCCCTGAACCTGCCGGAGTCCTATGCAGACGTGGAACTCACCGTGGCGACTCCGCTGCCGGAGGCTGAGTTTCCGGAGCCGATGTGCGTGTCTGCAATGAACAGCGAGCAGCTGGATGCGGCGTGGGCTGCCGTGCGGGACCGGCAGCGTGAACTGCATCAGCGACTGCAGGATCCGTATGCCGCCGATCCGCTCGAGGTGCGTGTGGTGAGCAACGAGGACTGTGTGCCTGTAGTGCTGCCGCAACCGGGCACAACGGCCAAATTCGGCACGGGTGCGGTTCGATCGGACAGCGTCGAGCAGTTTCGGTATGACCTGGTCTCGCCGATCGGCCTTCGCGAGGTCGCTCGCGCGTGTGCTGAGGGGGCCGAAAAATACGGCGACTGGAACTGGGAAAAGGGCATGCCGGTAAACGATCTGCTGAACCACGCCATCGCGCACGTCTACCAGTTTTTGGCTGGCGACCGCACCGAACCGCACCTCGGTCACGCCGCGTGGAATCTCCTCGCGGCCATCCACTCCGAGGAGCTCTGGAGACATCTCAACGAGCAAACACTGCGTGGTCCGGGCTGCAAACCGCCCACCTGAACAAAGGTACAATGACGGTAGGAGATGCCGGTGAAACCGAATCACACTCGACTCGCCGACACGCACTTTCGCCATAGCGCCCAAGGGCGCGAGCCACTCGCGCCGCCGTCTGGTGATCACGTGCACTACCAGCCCCTGCGTCGCGTCGGAATCGGCGTGATCACCTCCCGGCCGGCGACCGCCGAGAACACCTGTCGGTGCTGGGCGTGCCGCATCGGTTTCAACGTCGATCACACGAAAATCGCGAGATAACCGATGCCGACGTTATCAGTCACGGGCTATGACCGACTGACCTTTGCGCTGACCGACACGCAGCTGGTCGGCAACGTGATCGCCAATGCCGAGGTGCGATCGTCGGTCAACATTGCTAACGGGAGCGGGGCCGGGCAAGCCAACGTGGCGTGGGCGGCCGAGACGACGATTGCCGCCGGCCAGGCCGCGTCATTCGATCTGACCAACCTGCCGGCGTCTGCGTTTGGCTATGTGGGAAAGGTTTCGATCTCGACGCTGCGCGACGTCATCGTCGTCAACAACGAGACGGCCGCCGGCCGCTACATCCTGTATGGGGTCATCTCGCCGCAGGACACCACTGGCTACGCTGCCCGAATCAACCGCGGCGGCAGCTATAGGTGGAACGATTACCAAGACGGCATCGCAATCACTGCCGGCAACAAGACGCTGTACGTTGCCAATCCATCGAGCGGCAGCGTGACCTTCGACATGGCGTTTGCCGGCGTCGGCACCTACTCGGACAACAGCTGATGATCGCTCCGGCTGAAAACCTGCACGCAATCGTGGCGCAGATCACTGCGTTTCTGACTTCTGCGCGCGCTCAGGCCGCCGTCGGCATGACGTGGCAGACGTTCGGAAAACTGCTGATCGATTTGCTGCACCAGGCCGTCGCCGGTCTCGACACGATCTCCGGGCTGACGGGTGCCGAGAAGAAAACGCTTGTGCTGACGGCAGTCGCATCTCTTTTCGACTCGACTGCCGACCGTTGCGTGCCGCTGGCCATGTATCCGTTCTGGACCATCATCCGCCCCGCTACGCGGACGCTTGTGCTCGCGATCGCGTCCGGGGCCGTCGAATCCCTCATTCCGATCACGAGGTCTGCATGATCGCCCTGCTGCTGGTTGCCGTCGCTCTCGCGTTTCTGTTCTGGCCCAAGGGCGTTACGAATGCTCTGCCCAACTTTCCTCCGGCAGAGGATTTGTTTCGCGTTCAACCGGTTGTCGACAAAGCCCCCCCGGCCCCGGCCGCGCGTGACGCGATCGACAGTCTGCTCGAGGTCCGCGACCGGTTGGCCGCGACCGACGCGCTCGACGAAGACTCGGCGAAGGCCGTCGACGTTCTCTGGCTCGACCTGCTCCACGGGAGCAAGAAATGAACCAGCAGAAATTGATGATCGCAACCGGATTGCTCCTCCTTGCCGCAGTCGCGGCCTACGTTGAGTTTGCCCCGCGCAACTCAACGCCGGCCCCGATTCCACCCGGGCAGTTCACGCTCCGCGGCAAGTGGATTGGCCCGGATGCCGCCGAAGACGCCGCGGCATTTGCCGGGCTGTGCCGCGGCATCGCCGACGCGCTTGAGGTCGATGGCACGCGGCAGCAGCCGCGGATCACGACGGGCGTGCAGATCGAGGACGTGAAGGTGGCGGCGGCCGAGGGGCGGTTTCTGCCCCGCCGGCTGACGCAGAAGCAGCCCCACGCCACGGCGGCCGCCGGCAAGTATCTCGACGAGGTCGCCGGCACCTCGGGCGGCCCGCTCGACGCAGCTGCTCGAGGTCGGTGGGTCGACGCTTACCGTGCACTGGCCACCGCGGCCGAGGAGTCCATCCGATGAAATTCGCCGACGTCGTGTGGGAAATTATCGACAACGGCCTCTACGTGCTGCACCTCGTCGCGGTGCTATTCATCGGCGTGTCAGCGGTGGCATGCCCGCTGTGGCTGGGAATGATCTATGGCGAGCTCAAGGGCATTCGCCGAGAGCTCACGCGGTGTGAGTGCAAGCCGGCCGACGACCCCGGCCCGGTGCTTCCGCGCGTGCTGCCGCGTCTTCGACGTCTCGGCGAGGAGGTCGATTGATGACCTACCGTCGCGCGATGTGGACATGGAGCGCCATCGCGTTCGTCGCGCTGGCCGCGTTGATCGGCGCGATCGTCGATCACTACGCTCACCGGCTGCTGCGGCGTGTCGACTCATCGTTCGGCTATACGCCCAACCCAGAGGGCGTCCGAGAGTTCCTTCGAGAGTTGCAGGAACCGACGTTCGCCGAAGCTGGTGCCGACGCGATGAAGAACGCGGCCGGCCGCGACACGTTTTTGTATCGCGCGGTCAACGTCGCTCACCAGCGGCGCTACGGAAAGCCGTGGCAGTCGTGGGACCAGGGCAGCGCCGGCACCTGCGTCAGCATGGCGTTCGGCCTCGGCGAATACGCTGCCGAATGCGTGGACCACGTCGCCGGCAAGACCCGCGAGCCACCGCTGGAATGTGCGACTGAGCCGATCTATGGCGGGAGCAGGACGGCAGCCAGGCTGCCGCCGCTTGAGCGAAATTACGGTGGGGATGGGAGCTATGGCGGCGCCGCGGCCCGCTGGCTCACCGGCAACTGCAAGGACAAGACGATAGGCGGCGTGCTCTATCGGCAGCAGTACGGTCCGTTCGATCTGCGGAAATATTCCATCGACTTGTCGAGGTCGTGGGGACGTGACGGTGTGCCGCTCGAGCTCGGCCGCGAGGCCGCGAAGCGGCGGGCGAAGTGCGTGCAGGTTCAGACGTGGGCGGAACTGTGCGCCGCCGTGGAACGGGGCAGCCCCGTGGCCATCTGCTCGCAGGTTGGCTATGGGCCGACGCCGCGGACGCGCGACTCGCTGGGCTTTCTGTCACGCGGCACGCCCTGGTCGCATGCGATGCTGGTCTGGGCCGTGCGGCACAAGGACAACGGCGGCGGCCGCGACGGGGCGCTGATTCAAAACTCCTGGTACGTGAAATGGGTCAGCGGTCCAAAGTGGCCGGCCGATCAACCCGACGGCAGTTTTTGGGCGTCGCGGCCCGACGTGGAAACCGCCCTGCAGCAGGGCGACTCGTGGGCCATCGGCACTAGCTATGAGTGGCGGGATCTGCAAAACGCTGACTGGGGGCTGGCACTATGAATTTGATTCTGTGGGCAGTGTTTGGTGCGATCGTGGGCGCAATTGCCCGTTCGCTTCTGCCGTCGCGGATCCCCGCCGGGTGGCTGCCGACGATCGCGATCGGCTGTCTCGGCAGCATGGCCGGCGGGCTGCCGTTCGGCCACGGCCCGGCCGGGTTCGTAGGATCGATCATCGGCGCTGTTGCCGTGCTGTACCTGCATCGTCTCTGGAGCGAAGCGAATGTCTGAGTCGCAAAAGAAACTCGCGGTCGCCGGCGTGATCATCGTGGCCCTGACGTGGTGGTTGGCCACGGCTCCGGAGTCTCCGCTGCGACCGACGCCGCCGCGACCCGACCGCCCCGTGCTGCGGTTCCTGGCGAAGGTGGCCGGCGTGGCCGCACGGTTCGGGCTCACAGCCCTGCTGTTCGCCGAGCCGCCCCCTGCCGATGCCGACGAGGTGCACCTGGCTCACGCGGTCCTCGGCCCCGACGGCCACCAGCAGCTGCGAAACGAGGTGTGGTGATGTGGCACTGGATCCTCTACGTGCTGACGGCCGCCAGCGCCGACACGCAGCTGCTTGAGCAGGAGCGTGCCCGCGCAGCCGGCAGCGTCAACGTGGCATACGCCGCGCTGGCGGTCGAGCCGCCGCCCCCGGCCCGGGAGACGCCCAAGCCGGCCGCCCCGGCCGTCTGCCGCGACTGT